AAAAAATAAGAATACTTTTATTTATTTCAAGTATAGACCGTATATTCAACTACTATTTTTTATAGTAGGGAGATACCGATCACAATTTTTAGATATCTAATGTGATGGTTTAATAACCAGCAGTCTTACGTGTTAATTCACGTAAAAAAACTCATCAAACCTTCCTCTTTTCAGTTAATTCTTTTAAGAATAAACATCAGTAACTCGGGCCGGGCTTAATGATACGGTTGGCGAATCACACTTGTTTCCCCATACGTCGAAACCGTGGGAGGATTTACGCGCAAAGAGCTCAATACGTGGAAGATTACCCAGCAACCGAACCAGCATTTCACGCACGCAGTCTGGTTTACGTGAGTGCTCATGTCGCGGCGAGGTGAAGTGCTGGATGATCGAGGCGTCCTGCTGTGGTGCCCGCTTACCCTTTACCGCGAAAAGACAATCTTCACGGTTCGCCCGGATCAGGTGTCCCATTCCCATCGCCGATTTGTCAGTTTGCTTCGGGTAGGTTTTATCCCAAGTGAAACCTTTCATTGTGATCAGGCGAAATCCCCAGGCATCGACGACTTTCATCGCCTCGAACGGTTGAGTTGGCAACCACCACATCGCCAGCTGGCAGCTTTCTGCAACCCGCTCCCTTACTGGCAGCCAGCAGATATCCTGCACCGTCATAACCAAGTATTTATGCCCGGTGCCACGCTTACCAGAATTGCATTTATCCTCGTACGTCCAGGGCGGATCCGCTTAGATCAACGTGTATTTCTTGTTCATGGTTAAATAAATCCGACTGCTTTACGCGCTTTGTATTGCTCAAGCAAAAGCTGAGCGGGAGTCGGCCCGGGCACGTGGCGCGGAGCCGAGATTTGTTTTCTGACCGGAGGGATTGGTTTGCCCTCACTGACGCGCTTCTCCCACATGTCCAGCAGGTCACCAGCCTCGCATGCCAGCTCGCCATGCGTTAACTGGCGCTCAATGCTACGGTGGCGCAGTTCGACGCAGATGTGGTACATGACAGGCTGTGACCACGGGAAATGCTCGCTGGAAGTGAATTCGAAGGAACGATTACGCCAATCCCAGTATTCGGTTATGACTTGGTCAACAGTGATACCTAACGCCCCGCCACTCTGCTTACACCACGCTACGAACTGGCCGGGCGACGGCAGGAATGGTCGCTCCTGTCGGCGGGCCACGCGCATTCCGGCGTTAACCTGCTCCATAGTGGTAATTCCATTTTCACGGAAAGCCATAACCCACTGACGGCGGATTTCGTTCAGCTCGTTCTGGTCACGGTTCGCGAGGCTCGCAGGGAAAGTTGCCAGCAACTGGCTGAATACACCGTTGATGATCTGCGCTACCTGCTGTACCTGCGGCTTTTCGTCGTACTGTTCCGGCATGTTGTTGGCGATCCGACGCATCTGCTCACGGTCAAAGTTAATCATCTGTGCGGCGATGTTTTTCATAGATCCACCCCGTAAATCCAGTCTGTGTTTGTCAGGTCGAGTTTTGGTTTTCCGGCTGTCACGCCAGCCTGTTGTTTGTTACGGTTGATTTCGAGTTGGGTCCATTTGTCGCGAAGTTTGGCCGGGCTCAGCACGTTACCAGACCAAAAGTTGTCCTGGCAGGCCCAGCGGAACAGAACGCACATGTCGCGATGGTTACGCCCGTCACGCTCACGCATCAGGCGGATGTCGTTGGCCCACCCTGCAAAATTCGGTTTTCTGGCTGATGGCGCGATGGTCTTCACCATGTCAAACATCCACTCTGCGGCGGTCAGGTCTTCTGCTGTCCCCCACTTGCTGCCGCTCTGAATCGCAGCATCCGGTTTCACCACAGGAAGGTCGTTTTCTGGCTGGTCAGAGTATTCGCCAGAATTCTCGGACGAATAAGGTTTTATATTGTCTTTTGTTAGTTTGTCTTTTGTGTTTACCTGATTCGGGTAAGTGCCTTTACCTGATTTGGGTAAACTTTTCTTACCTGATTCAGGTAAATTTACCTCTTTCAGGTAAACTTTATTTTTCTTACCTGATTCGGGTAATGTTGACCATTCACTGACCACATTATTAATGCCGATATTCCGCCCGCTCTGAATAAAAATCCCACGCTTTACCAGAACACTTTTTGCAGCAGAACACTTGTGCGGCAATATCCCGGTCAACTCGGAAAGTTGCTCGTTGCTCACCCAATCCAGTTTTTTATTAAAGCCATATGTTTTGCGCATGACAGCCAGGAAGACCAGAAGCTGGTGCTGTGTTAATCCGGCCAGCATCACAGCTTCCAGCAACTCATTTGCAATGCGCGTATAACCATCATCGAGATCTGCCACGCGCGGCTCCTTTTGTGCCGCATCCGGCACTGGAAAATTGAATATCTCAGCAGTGTTTGCCATAATTCCTCCCGCAATGAGTGTGTTACGATTTGCACCTGAAAGTCGGTTCTGTTCCCGCAGACCGACTTTCGCCATTTCTGAACCTGTCATATTGCCCCCAGCATGGTGGTCACCATCGCCATTAATGGACCAGCCAGATCCGGGTCCACACGAAACATCGACACAATACCTTCACTCATTTCCTTCAGTTTCTGGTGGCGTGGTGCGTTGAGAATGACAGCCTGTTTTGCCTCACTGAGTTCCTTTTCCATTTCAGCCAACCGAGTCATGAAGCTATCCTGCTCAACCAGGTAACCGCGATATTCCAGCGGTAGTACCGCCAGAATTGCCGGGGTCAGTTCACGCACGTTATTTCGGTATTTTTCAGAATCGAATTTGTTATCGAGGAAGCGGAACAGCTTCTGGCGTGCACGGCTGACATCATCAGGGAAATCGATGATGCCGTCGCCCTGCTCCCGATACTCATTCACAATGAGTGCGGCAACGACATCCTGATTATCTACAGCCGACCAGGCGCGGACGGCATCACGGATTTTTTCGTGGCCTGGAGCTTGTTTTGTTTGAGAACGATTTATCACCGCAGTCGGAATAAATCCGCTAGTCTGTTGGTATGTAAGTGGTTGCATAATTGACTCCTTTAGTTTGAATTGACTGTTAAGTTGATTGCTTATTGTTAAAGAGCGTGAAATGGAAATTTAAGCTGCGTTCTTTTCGGTGTGTGGAAACAACTTCGGAAGATCCGGGCGAATCTGGTATGCCTTCACAACTCCACCAGTAGCCGTAACAATGCTGCCGACATGTTCAGGGGATACCTTTGCTTTGTTGTGAAGCCACTTATAGACGGCCTGCTGTGAAACTTCGCAGGCATCGCCTAGTTTCTTTTGTGAACCAACGATATTGATCGCTGTTTTGATTGCTGGGTTCATAACAACCTCCGTGGTTAATCCGAATCAAGATTAAAACTATGGTTGTTTTTAGTCAACAACCATTTTCGTTTGATGAAATAAAACCTTGGTTGTACATTTGATCTATGAAAACAACACTCTCAGAAAGACTTAAAGAAGCCAGATTAGCGCGAGGCCTTACACAAAAGGCGCTTGGGGATTTGGTCGGGGTTAGCCAGGCTGCTATTCAGAAAATCGAAACAGGGAAAGCTAACCAAACAACTAAAATCGTGGAGATCGCGAACGCTTTGGGTGTGCGCGCAGAATGGTTATCTTCTGGCGTTGGAAATATGTCAGACAGTACAGTGCAACCAATACAATCAACTGTCAGCCATTCCAAATACTTCAAAATTGACGTTCTTGATATAGAAGTCAGTGCCGGGCCAGGTGTAATCAACCGTGAGTTTGTAGAAGTTCTACGCTCGGTTGAGTACTCGTTTGACGATGCTCGTCACATGTTCGATGGCAGGAAGGCGGAAAATATCCGCATCATTAACGTGCGAGGTGACAGCATGTCAGGGACGATCGAACCAGGTGACCTGCTGTTCGTTGATATCACTGTTAAATCTTTCGACGGTGATGGCATCTATGCGTTTCTGTACGACGACACTGCCCATGTAAAACGTCTTCAAATGATGAAGGATAAGCTGCTGGTTATCTCTGATAACAAGAGCTACTCGCCGTGGGACCCGATCGGGAAAGACGAGATGAACCGGGTGTTCATATTCGGTAAGGTCATTGGAAGCATGCCGCAGACGTACAGGAAGCATGGTTAATTTATCTACGACTTAAGGGAGCGAAGGTTAAGGTTTATACCACTCGGATTAGATATTGCACTAAATTCTCTATAAGAACGCCAAATCTGTTTGCATATTTCAGTAAATATTCTCGTTGTTAGCTGAGATTTGTTGCTACTGTCAGCAAAATGTCCCCCTATCTCGTAGCGGTTTTTATTTCGAATCATTATGTTAAGATGTTTCTGATTATAATGAATGGAAACATAAAATGAGAAAAATCCTAATCGCTGCCATGATGGCATCTGTATTGGCTGGGTGTGCTTCTTCAGGCAACCAGCAACTCAAAAATGAAACTGAAATTAGTGTCCAGTCTAA